CCCATTGAATTTAGCCAATGTAATCGATATATCGGAAATTTAGCGCAAGAGTTATCAATATCTATTGTCTTTGTGAATACTAAATCATCACCACTATCTTTAATGTCTACTTTATAATAAGACGCTGAACTCATGTACCCTGATGCTCCAAAGAAATCTAACATTGAATCACCTATATTTAGAGCAACTATACCAGATTGTGGTGTGTAACTTGAATACGAATTAGTAAGTAATACTACTCCAGCACTATTATAAAGTGTAAGCTCTACTATTACTATGTTATTGTTTAAATCAAAGAAAGTTAAGAACCTTTGCTGGTTTGATCTAATTTTTTCACGGTATGAATTATCATTTAAACTAACCTGATTTGATGTGCTTAAAAGTTTATTTGTGCTAAATGCTGTTTTAGACCAATCTAAAAAATCAAATATAGCATTACTACCAGATTTGGGACTTCCACTTGTTCCATATTGCGCTTGATTAGAATAAATAACAGGCACTCCACTTACATTATCATATATTTCTCCAAGTTCTAACCAATATTTAACTTCGCTATTTGTACATTTAACTAACGCTGTTGTATTAAAAGCATTAAAATCATATGTAACGTAATTTTTAATCACATCTGCAATGTTTATTTGGACAGTACCAACTAAAGGTTGCTTTGGATATGTAAGTCTAGTAACTGGATTTGTCTGTCCACTTACATTTACGTCACATAGAAATTGAAAGTTAGGTTGAGTACTATTAGACCCACTAACACCAACTACTATTTCATTATATAAATTTTGCCAATTGTTTGGATTTTCTATTATTGTTATCATTGATTGAAGCTTATGTCTATACTTACCATTATTTGTTTGCCTAGTTTTTCAGATAGTGCATTTGTTATTTTATCTAATTCAGCGTCATTAATAGCTGAGTCGATAAAGTATGTAGGTTTTAATCCATTTTGCTTTATACCGAAAGCTATTGCTGTTGCTTTTTTTCTTTTTTCGTCTATTTGTACTTTTGCTCTTTTGCTTTTAGTCAAGTTCTTTGTTTGACTATATCTTGTATCTAATGGAATACCTTTTTTAGTAATCCACTTCATCAAGTTCTTGATCATTGGTTCGCTTGGGAATCTTGATCTAAAATTATAAATTGATCCGTATTTTGTCTTTAATCCATTTACACCACTATTTACAAAAAAAGCGTAACTATTACCTTGTATTCCTACGTAGTATTCATTACCCATTACTGATATAGGAACAGCAACAATAGACTGCTTAAGATCACTATCTTTTAAGTTATCATCATCTAAATTAGCTTTTAATATATCGCTTAATTCATTTGCTACTTTAAACAAAGAACGCCCTAAAACAGTATCAAATTTGATGTCTTCAATAGGTACGAAATCTTCGCCTATTTCACTTAATAATAACTCATAATTTACGTTCACTTTCTTCTCTGTCTATTTGATAGCATATTAAATTTAAAAACTCAATCACGTTCATGTTAAAGAAATATTCCCATTTTGTTGCGTCTCTATTTGATAAGTTGTCGATTGTGACAAGGTAACCCCACTTTTTTGCAAATCCTTTACTATCATTTCCACTTCCTGCTCCAAATAGGTTCCTATATGAATAGATAATCCGTGTAAGACCTTGCAAAAAAAAACCAATAAAGGTTGAGCGTCTTTCATAGTCATTTTTTCAAAAACTTCATCACTTATTTCTTTGTGTAATTTACCATCATAGTTTGAAGCTTTACCAAATTTCCAAGTCATTGGTCTAAGAAATACTGCTAAGAATTTATGCAAATCTTTTTGAGCTTCTTTTGAAAATGCTGATGCGTCAATAAATTGAGCTGCAGTAATCTTTAATATATCAACATCAACTTTATACCAAGTCTTACCTATTTTAACTTTTCTTTTAACTTTAAAGCCTTTCAAACTATCTTCAATGTTTTTTAATTGAATAACGTAATCATTAAATATTGAGTAAGGCAAGTTTTTAATGTATTCAATAGGTAAATCTAATACAGTAGCCACTCTTCTTTGAGAATATTCTAACTCTGATTCATAAGGCATTTGCGATAACGTGCTTACATATTCCTTAATTGTCAATCTATTAAACTCTCTTTGCATATCTTTAAATATATTTATTTTGATTTATGTAATTTGTTTTGTAACTTATTGATTATGCTCTAATTATGGTATATCTACCAAAGTTTCTTTCTTGCAATTTCATTAGAGCTAAATAACGTGATGCGTCAATTAAGTGATTATTAAAATCTATAGGCTCATTTAATGTATGACCAGCTTTGTCTGTTTTCCATTTATATGTTCTAAACTCTCTTAATAAGTTTGGGCCTATTAAATTTAGTCTATATCTTCTAAGTATGTCTATTGAGTTTATAATTGAGTCTTTACCTTTAGCTGTTGGTTTAATATTAAAACCTAAACGATAAACCTCTTCAATACTTTTTGGCTCTGCTGAGTCCGCATATATTTCATCTCTTCTTTCTACACCAATAGATCTTAATCTATCGGCCACATCCTGGTTGGTCAAACCTCTTTCGTATAGTTCTTCTTTAATGTAAAGCTCTTGATTAAACCTGTGAAACGAGACTATTGCTGTTGGATCATTAGAAAATCCCCAGTCTAATGCATAACCTATAAATGTAGCATCTTGTGGAATTAAATACCCTTCTGTAAAGTTATTAAACACTAAGCCTTTTAATTGGCCTCTTTGACCTAATCCGAATATTTTCCAATACTCTGGATCAGCGTTTTCAAGTTGTTCTATTTCTTGTTTAAGCGACTCTGGTAGATGAGGGTTTTCTTTGTAAGTAGTAATTAATAATGACGCGTCTTTTCTAGGTATTACTTGATCATATATCCAATGTTCAAAGTCGGATGGGTTGTAGTCAATGATAATTTTACCTGTCGTTCTAAGCAGTAATTGGCGCCAATCTTCAAGTTCTAATTCATTTGCTTCATTAGCAAAAAGTATGTCACGCTTTCTACCTCGTATTTTACTAGCATCATCAACACTAAAGAACTCAATAAGATTATCATTAAGAAGATAAGTATTTTCTGTTTTATTGTGGTTTGACTCTGAATATAAATCAGACTCTTTTAAAATCTCAAAAAAGTCTCTCATTGAACTAGCTTTTAAAGCTGGTAGGGTTTTTCTTACTATTGAATACGTTAAACCTTTATATTCCATGCAAGTTCTTATGATCCATTGTAAAGCTGAATAGGTTTTACCAGATCTACTACCTCCTTGAAGAATTGCTATTCTTTTTCTTTCTACTTTAAATGTATTCTCAATGTGAATTAGATTAGGGTTAAACCTCATAATTCTATAACTATTTCACTCATATTTTTTAAACCAAAAGTATCTAATACTATTTGATTGTTTTTCTTTACTTCAACTAATAACAACTCGTCAAAAATAGTTATAAAACCTAGTTTATGTTTGCCTTCTATTAAAACTGTATCAAAATTCCAAGGTTTATTAAAGGCTTTTCCATTTAAAATTATATAAGTAGCGTTTGTTTTAATTGAAACATCGAATTTATTTAATCTCTTTTCAGGCGTTATTTCTTTTTTACAACCTAAAAATAATATAAATAAAATTGTTATTAATTTATTCATTTTCAATCGGCGCTTTTAACCACTCTGGCAATTTATTGATATTAATATTTTGTTCGTTTTGAACTTTTTCAGTCAACCCATTTAGCCTTTGAGTTATACTAGGATTGAACTGCCCTAACATACCACCTGTTATTTGTTGGGCTCTGATCTCTTCTTTAATGTATGAACAGATAGGAACAAAGTCATCATAACATTGATCCTTATTTTTGAAATATTGGTTAATAAATTTCCCATGAGTATTGTAATACCATACGCAAAAACCCTCTAATGTAAAAGGCAACACAGGATAGTCTTCTACTCTATACCCGTCTTTACCTACATACTGAACTTTAGGCCAATTTTTAGCGTCTTCTTTTAAAAAAACTTTATACTCTAGCCATTTGTTGTATAATTCTTCTGGTGTTTTAAATATTCTTGTTGGATGCATATTATTAAATATATTATTTTTTACTTATAAAACTTTCATAAAGTTGGAATCTTATTGG